ATGGCCTACCCCAGACAATGGAACACCCTATACGCTTGTTTATTGGCGTATGAGACGGGTTCAGGATTCTGGAACAGGTGTATATGTTCAAGATATTCCATTTAGATGGATTAACTGCTTGGTAGCTGGACTGGCTTATTACTTGTCTATGAAATTGCCCGGCATGGATATGCAGCGCGCACTTGGTTTAAAGTCTGAGTATATGGAACAGTTGCAACAGGCTATTGAAGAAGATAGAGAAGATGTATCAATTAGATTTGTGCCGCGCAATTTGTTTTATGCGAGGTAAGTATGCCAACTAAGTATGCTAGTGGCAAACACAGTATTGCAGAATGTGACAGATGTGGTCAACGATATAAGCTGGTTGAGTTAAAAAAGCTAACCATCAAGACCAAATTAGTCAGCATTAAGGTTTGTCCTGAGTGTTGGGATCCAGATCAGCCACAGTTACAGCTTGGTTTGTATCCAGTGAATGACCCTCAAGCAGTGCGTGAGCCAAGACCTGATATTAGTTATTACGCATCTGGTCCTAACGGTTTACAAACGCAGCAGGGCGGCGGAACAAGCATTACACAGTCTGGGTATCCAGAAGGCGGTAGTAGAGTTATACAGTGGGGATGGTATCCTGTAGGTGGTTCTAGTGGATATGATAGAGGCCTTACCCCAAACTATTTAGTAGCAAAAGGCAATATTAATTCAGTAACAATTACGACAGCGTAGGAGTAAAAATGGCAATGCAAAAACAACGTGGTGTTAAAACTGACGAACCCTTTAACCCAAAAAATGTAGAAGACAATATGAAAAAAGGTGGAAAAGTTATGGAAAAAGAATCCAAAAAAGCAGATATGAAAATGGACAAAATGGTCGCTGACAAAGAGATCAAAAAAGCCATGAAAGAACACGATGCTCAAGAGCATCCCGGAAAACATACCAAGCTTAAGCTCAAAAAGGGCGGCATGGATGTTAAGAAAATGGCTAAGGGTGGTGTAACCCAATCTAACCTACGCAGCATGGGTCGCAATATGGCTCGCGTTGCTAATCAGAAGTCTAGCTCAAGAGGTCGTTAATATGGCAATCGCAAAAAATGTAAAGCCAACAACCAAGAATTCTTCAAAATTGGTGGTCGGCAAAAACCGTGATGATAAGCCAGCAAGTGATTATGCCCGTCCACACACAATGGCAGGCAAAGTAATTGATGGTACAGAAGTTATGGAAATGGGCGACTATGCAACTGAGAAGTCAGCCAAGACCGCTAACATTAAAGACCCACTACCACCAAGCGCAGTAAGCTGGGGTAAAGGTACAACCAAAGAAGATGGTCTTGAAACACGCGGTAATGGTGCAGCAACTAAAGGTCGTATTGCTCGTGGACCAATGGCTTAAGGGTAAACCCTAATGAACTATGAGACTTTGTTTAACAATATACAAACTTATGCTCAAACCAATGAGCCTACGTTTGTTGCTAACATCCCGTTTTTTGTTGAACAGGCTGAAACTCGTATTTACAATTCGGTTCAAATCCCGTCATTACGCAAAAATGTAACAGGAAATTTAAGCTCAGGAAACCAGTATTTAACTTTGCCGTTTGACTGGCTTTCCACTTATTCTGTTGCAGTAATTGATAGTAGCAATAACTACACCTATTTAATTAACAAAGATGTTAACTTTATCCGTGAAGCATATCCCAATAACGGTTCTACTAGCTGGAGTTTACCTAAGTACTACGCTATTTTTGGCAGCTCTACTCTTAATGTTAATGAGTTAACTGCTATTGTTGGACCTACTCCCGATTCTGCGTATGGTGTAGAGTTACATTACTTTTACTATCCAGTATCAATTGTGCAAGGTGTTATTTCAACTTTATCAGCATCCTTTACTGCGGGAACCTTGTATAGCCCCGGTTTGTACCAGAATATTCCACTCACAGGTGGGTCTGGATCTGGAGCAACTTGTGATATTTTGGTTAATGGTTCTGGTAATGTGTCAACTGTGACATTAGAAAATGGCGGTAGTTTCTATCAAGCTGAAGATGTTTTAAGCGTAGCATCATCTAATATTGGCGGAACAGGATCAGGGTTTACCATTAGTGTTCTTGCTGTTAATAATGCCCAAGGTCAAAGCTGGCTTGGTGACAACTACGATCCAGTGTTATTTTATGGTGCAATGCGGGAAGCTATGCTTTTCCAAAAGCAGGAACAGGACATCATTAAGTATTACGAAGACAAATATCAAGAAGCTATAGCTGAAATGAAACGTCTTGGTGATGGTCTGGAGCGTGGTGATGCTTATAGAGAAGGTCAAACTAAAATAATGCCTTATAATAAATTATGAGAAATTGTAAAAAGTGCCTACAAAATAAGAACTTAGAAGAGTTTAAAAAACATTCTAATGGGTATAGGCACGTTTGCAAAAAATGTCAATATCTAGCTGAAATCAATAATCCTACTGCTTATGCAAATAGAATTGCTCGCATGAAAAAATATAGATACTCTGAAAAGGGAAAAATTGCAGAAAAAGCATATTCTCAATCAGAGATTGGTAAAGCATCTAGAAAAGCGGCTACAAAAAAATATCATCAAACTCCACAAGGACACATTAACAAGTACGTAACTACAGCAAAAAGAAGGGCTGGCAGATTGCAACGTACTCCTGCATGGTTAAATGATATTGACCGTGAACGTATTAAAAATGAATATAAACTTGCTGCTTTATTAAGCAAAATTGAAGGCGTAAAATGGACTGTTGACCATATTATTCCATTGCAGGGTGATTTAGTTTCCGGTCTTCATGTGCCATCAAATTTGCAAGTTATGAGGGCGTCCGAAAACTTTTCAAAACATAATAAGTTTGAGGCTTCATAATGCCAATCGTTCAAGGACAAACCACCCTATTTAAAGCCAACATTTTGTCTGGTTTGGAGAACTTTACTTTAAGCTCTCCTTATACTTACAAAATTGCCTTATATACCGCTAACGCTAATCTCAATAATACGACCATAGCATATGACCCAAGCAATGAGGTTGTATCGCCCGGATACACCGCTGGCGGTCAAACACTAACAATTTCCAATCCACCTACGCAAGATACGACCAATAATACGGCCTATATCTCATTTAATAACGTAACATGGACTGGAAGCATTACCGCACGAGGCGCGCTAGTTTATAATAGCACCACAGGAGCGGCTTGTTTTATTTTGAATTTTGGTAGCGATATTACCAGTTCAAACACGTTTACCGTTACCTTCCCAACGGCTACATCAACCACAGCAGTACTGACAATTAGTTAAGGAGTTTTAAATGGAAAAATCAAATTTTGGAGACATCAGTACCGCAATGGTAACTCGTGGTGCTGGCTCTGATGAAACTATCGGTATGCAAGGCTTCTATGAAGTAACTTGCTACGATAAAGACGGCAATATTAAATGGCAGGACAAGGCACCTAACTTGGTGACTGCTGCTGGTAAAAGTGCTTTGTTTGACTATTACTTTGGTCTGACTGGCACAGGCGGCGGAACAGCTTCTGGTGCTAACTATCTTGGTTTAGTATCTTCAGCATCTGCTACTGCTAACTATTTCCAGTCTGACACAATGGCTTCTCATGCTGGTTGGTATGAGCCACCTGCAACTGTTGCAGCAGCTCGTCAAGCACCTAACTGGACTGCATCTACTAATAACGGTTCTGCATCTCCATCCAATATCGTTTCTAAAGCAGCTAACGCTTTAACATTTAGTATGTTGTCAACAGCCACTATTTTTGGTTGCTTTATTAACTCTGGTACTGGCGCAGGCTCAACAATTAGCTCTACTGGTGGTGTGTTATATAGCGCTGGTAACTTTACCGCTGGAAGCAAAATCGTAGCCAATGGCGATAGTTTAGCAATTACTTACACTACCACAGCTACTAGCTAAGGAGTCCTAAATGGCTCTTCAGTTAGCTGATCGTGTCCAGCAAACAGGCACAGCCAATACTACTGTAAGCTTTAGTCTTACAGGAACGGTACTTGGCTTTCAAGCTTTCTCGTCTGCAATAACAACTGGAAATACGACCTATTATTCTGCGACAGATACTTCTGGAAACTGGGAAGTAGGTATCGGAACCTTAACTTCCACTACGCTATTAACTCGTACCACAATCCTTGCATCTTCTAATTCAGGCTCGGCAGTTACTTTTAGCGGGACAGTTAACGTCTTTGTTACTTATCCTTCTGAAAAGTCAGTCAATCAAGATGCCAATAATCTAGTAGCTATTCCATATAATGGCGCTAGTTCTACCATTGGTTCTTTAAACGTAGGTGGCAGTACGGGAACCGCAGATACTGGATACATTGCTACTTTTGTGGGAAATGCTAGTACTTACGCTTATACGTTTACTCAAAATACCAATTCTGGAAATACCGCATATGCAACACATACTGTAGGTAATAATGCCTATGGTTCTACTGGCGCATATATTGATGTGGGTGTAAACAGTACAACCTATAACGCTACTGCCGCTGGTTATCTAATCAATAGCCTTTCCTTACCCAATACTACCTTTATTGAATCTACTAATGGAGATATAGCAATTGGTTCATGGGGTGCTAATGCGGTTCACTTTGTAGTAAATGGAACATCCACTACTTTAGATGCATTAACTATCAGCTCGGCTGGAGCGGTATCTACTCCAAACACCTTAACTGGAGCAGAAGTGATTGCTTCAAATGGCATAGTAGTCAATAACAATACAGTGTCAGCTAGTTATTCAATACCATCTGGCTCTTCTGCAAATTCAGTTGGACCAATGACATTGGCAAGCGGTGTAGCAGTAACTGTTCCTAGTGGATCTCGTTGGGTGGTTCTATAATGTTTGGATATGCTGCTTTTGCTCAACCCACATTTGCTGGTTTAGGCAGCAATTTATATGCGGTATCGCTTTCTGAATCTATTTCTTTTGCAGATAAGTTATCTGCTTCAGTTTCATTTGTATCATCCATAACAGAAAATTTAAACGCTGCTGATGCACAAACCGTTATAGCAACTTTTGCTGGTGCTATTTCTGAAAACATCACTTTTGCCGACTCTATTAGCGTTATAGCAAGTTTTGTGTCTGCTATTACTGAAGGCACAATTACCGAAACGGACGTTGATTCTGTTGTAGCTACATTTAATGCCGCAATCAAAGAAGCTATTTTGACCGAAACAGATGTTGAGTCGGTTATTGCTACATTCTCTTCCGCTATTTCTGAAGCTATATCATTGGCAGATGTGCCAGCAGCCACGGCAGCATATAACTTGTCTATTACTGAAAACATTGTCTATGCCGATGCTATATCCGTGGTGGCGGCTTTTGTTAGCGCTATTACCGAAAACCTTAGCACAGCAGATGCAGAGTCAGCGATTGCTAACTTTGTAGCAAGGATTACTGAGGCTACGGTAACTGAAACCGATATTGATGTCGGTTCGTATTTAGTCTTTGCGGCTATTACCGAAGCATTGTCTGCCGCAGATTCACAATCCGTTTCTGCTGCATTTGCGGGCATTTTAACCGACAGTATTGGTTTGGCAGATGCCATATCTGTTCTAAGAACCTCACACCTTAATGTTTTAGAAACGATTTCGCTTTTAGATGGACTTAAGACGGGTGGATGGTTTAAAATAGATGATAGTCAAACCCTCTCATGGACTGCAATTTCCAATACCCAAGGAAGTGGCTGGTCAACTATTTCTGACTCAGAAACACCAAATTGGGTAGTAATTAACAATGGACAGTAAATATGACAACATCTTATAGCCCGTCATTAAAGCTATCCCTACTTGGTACTGGAGACCAGTC